GTCCTCGGCGATGTCTTTGCCCTGGATCTGCAGCCCGGTGATCGAGCGCGCCGGGCCGTAGCCGTAGCACACCAGCGCGTTGATGTACTGATCGGCGCCCTCGACGTCGACGAAGCTGGAGACGATGTTGCCGCCGGAGAGGAACGTCCCATAGCCTTTGGGGATGACGGTGCCCGACTGCGCGAGCGACTGCGGCCCATCGAAGGCGTAGCTGGGCGAGCTGGACTTTTTGCTGGGATTGTTGAGGAACGCGGAGATCAGCAGGTTGCCCGCGACCGAGACCGCGCCGGCCAGCAGGCTCGCGGTAGCCGCGCTGGTGAGTCCCATCAAAGCGAAGCCCGCGCCGCCGGTAATTGCGCCCACGGCCACCGCGGCCGCCATCACCCCAACCTGGGCCAGCGTGCGCAGCAGGCTTCCGCCCGCCAGCCGGGGCGCGCAGACGACGCAGTCGCCGTCCTTCAAAGTCAGCTCGCCCCACAGCGAGCGCTCCCACACGCGGCCGTTGAGCGAGACCGTGATGTGATCGAACTCCGATCGCGGACTGACGCACCGGACCAGAAAGCTGTCCAGGCGCTCGCCGCCGTGCCAGTCCATCTCCCGCGTGGTGCGGCCGGCCGAGGGCTGCAGCGGATTCTTGACTTCGACGATGGTGATCATGGGCGGGCGCCCTCGTCGCCGTTGGAATACGCGCCGAGGCCTGGCGCGAAGCGTTTTTCGCTGACTCGCTGACTTGCCGGCTCGCTGGCCAGCAGATAAAAGCCGAGGATGCGGTTTTTGAACAGCGGCCCGAGGATGGACTCGACCACCACGCCGCGGGTCTGTGCCGTGGTGTGGAGGATGCGGTGCTGCGATACCATCGTGCCGAGGTGATGCTCATGCAGACCCATCTTGAGCAGCGCAACGCAGCCCGGCTCCGGCTTGCGCACGCGCTGGCAGTCGGCGAGGAATCCGCCCGCCGCGATCTGGCGGTGGAGCTCGGCCTCGCTCGAATAGAACTCCGGAACGGCCAGCCCGCGACGTCGCTGGATCTCCGCCGCCAGGCCGACGCAGTCGAAAACATCCGGGCCGCGTCCGCCCGCGGCAAAGGGCTTGCCAACCAGGTCCGCGTACAGCCGCGCCGGTAGGCACTTCGCGACCTCGGCCGCATAGTCGCTGAAGTCCTGATAGCAGGGGTTCCTCATGCGACACTCGCCACGGCCGCGCCGTTGGTGTCGATCCCGGGAAACGTCCCGATCCGGATCAGGTTGTTGTGCGCGATGCAGCCGGTGGCGCCGTCGATGGTGTGGCTGCAGGTGGTCAGCGCGCCGATGTACCCGCACTGCGCGCCCAGCGGATCCACCAGCGGGTGGCCGGCCGTGATCGCCGCGGCGGTAAGCGCCTGCAGGTCTGGCGAGTTGTACTGCCAGATGCAGAAGTTCGGCCGGTACATGTGGATCGGGAACAATCTCCGCAGCGGGCTGGAAGCTCCCAGTTTGAAGTGGATCAGCTTGGCGTCGCTGATGGTCTGTTTGACGGTGAAGCTCAGCGTGAGGTCGGGCTCGCCGGCGGGGTTGGCGGTGTTGACGGCGTAGAGATCGAGCGCCGCGCCCACGACGCCGGCGTACTGCTCAATGGTCTGCTGCAACGCGCGCATCACGTTCGAGGCCTGGACCTCGCAGTCGGGCACGCTGCCGTTGGAGCTGACGCTGAGGTCGCCCATCTGGAAGTTGAACGGCGTGTAGGTCTGCGGGCCGTTGCCATCGTTGGCGTCGAAGGTGCAGGGGTTCAGGTCGCGCACCAGGCGCAGGTGGGTGTCGGTCAGCGGGTCGGTGCCAGGCCATGCGAGATCCATCAGCAGCAGCCACGGCTCCGAGGACGCGAGCTTGTGGCGCTCGATGTTGGCGACGACGGAGAGCAGGGAGAACGGCGGCCGGGTAGACATCAGACCTCCGAGATCCCGAAGCTGGCGTTCTGGCGGAACTCGGCGCCGACATAGCCGGCGTCGGTGTAGGTGGGAACGGGGTCGAAGCGGACCAGCAGCGTCACCGGGTTGCGCGGATCGCGGTTGTCCTGGAAGGTGAAGATCTGCGCGCCGTAAACTGCGTCCTGCTGGACGAAGGTCTCGAGCCTGGTCCAGTCGTCATTGGTCAGAAAATCGATGGTGACCTGCCACTTGCGCCGCCGCCGGGTGAACTTGGCGCGGGTGCTCTGCATCCCGTTCTCCATGGGATCGCGCAGCGTGGGGTCGATGGTGGCGGTCTTGGTCCGCAGCGAGGGCGCGCGGCTCAGCTCCGGAAATGCTGGGTTGCTCACGCGGGGATTCTGAGGCCTTCTGTCAGAATCGTGCAAAAACCGGCACTTCGTGCGGTCCTCAACGCGCTCACGCGCGTGAAAGCACCGCGGAAGCGGTCCAGGACGGGGCGAAGCACGTTGCAGCGGCGCCGGAGATGACACTGGGGGCGAAGCCCGGGACTGTGCTGAGTCCACGCCGCCGCACCCCAGTTATGCGCCATCTTGCCCGACACTAGCAAAGGCCGGGAGAATGGCCGCATGGGCGACCTGGTCAAAGTGAGTGTGGACGTCGACGGACCGCTGCGAGGCATCCGAGCCCTCCGCGACCAGTCGCTCCCCTTCGTCATCGCGCGGTCCCTCACCATGACCGCCCAGGACGCCCAGACCGTCGTACGCCAGTTTGAGAAGGGTGGCGTGTTCAATATCCGCAACGACTGGACGGTCCGGAATACCAAGATCACGCCGGCGACCAAGGAGAAGATGATGGCCGAGGTCTACACCGACACCGGCAACGCAAGCCATCCCGACTATCTGCCGCGGCAGCAGGATGGCGGCGAAAAGGTTCCCGTCGGCGGCCACCGCTGGCTGGCGATCCCGACCGATTACCTCTTCAAATACACCAGCCGCAAACGTGTGATCCCGGACAACCTCCGTCCTCGGGCCCTGTTGCCCGCAAACGCGCAGTTTGGGGAAAGCTATGAGGGCAGCTTCAGCTCGGGCGCCGGTGCCGTCAAGCGAGTGATCGGCAAGAAGACGCTGAAGAAGTTGGGAACAGCCGAGTTTGTCGCCTTCGTCCAGAAGGCCAAGTCGGGAATTCAGTGCATCTTTGTGCGTCACGGCGGGATGAGCTGGCACGGCGGATCGAGAGATGCGGAGCCCTGGTACCTCCTCATCAGTCACGGACATGTGAAGGGGGTTCCCGATGACCGAACTTGTCGAGAAGACGGTGGGGGCGAAGTTTGATGCCAACTTCACCCGCGCCGCCACCGAGGTGGCCGTCAACGATGCCCTGCGCGGCACCGGCCTCTCCGTGAAGTTCTAATCTTCGATATTTCGCTTGTCATCTTAGTTTATTGTCGATACAATTAGATACATGGAAGTCACCTTTGACCCCGCAAAAGATGCCGAGAACATCAGAAAGCATGGCATCTCGTTGGCTCGGGCCGAAGACTTCGATTTCGACACCGCCTACTACGTTGACGACGACTCGCAGGACTATGGGGAAATCCGGGTGATCGCCATTAGCTGGCTCGACGCCCTGCTCTACACCCTCATCTTCCGCGATGAAGACGCCCCGAATACGATCCGCGCAATCAGCCTCCGCAAAGCAAACGCACAGGAGAGAAATCAATATGCCCAAAACTAAAGAGCCAGTGCAGGATGGGATTCCTGATGCCGAGAACCCCGAGTGGACGAAAGAAATGTTCGACCGATCGAAGCGTTTCGAGGATCTCCCCGCGAGCCTTCAGGCTAAACTTTCAGCGATTCAGAAAGCATCCCGGAAGAGGCGCGGCCTGCAGAAGGCGCCCACGAAGGTCCTTACCTCGATACGTTTATCGTCCGACGTAATCGACGCATTGAGAGCCACCGGTAGAGGCTGGCAGTCCACTGTGGACGCAACCTTGCGCCGTCAGTTTGTCAAGAAGTCGAGAGGCGTAGGCTCCTAGGCGCCGGCGCGCATCGCAGTGGAGATGGGACCGTTCTGGCTCAGGTCCTCCAGAATCACATGGGTCATGTAGCTGCGCGTGTCGGCGTCGAAGCTGCTGCCGGTCTGGCGCGCCGTCACCGGCTGGCTGCTGGCGTTGGTAACGTTCATGGTCATGCTGGGCGCGCCGCCGCCGCCGCTGCTCTTGCTGAGGTTCTGCAGCGCATCGTTGGGCATCACCGTGCCGGGGCCTTCGGGGAAGAACAGTTCGGGGCCCTCCTCGCCAACGATCCCTGGCGAGTTCATGTCGCCGCCGCCGGCATGCCCGTTGCCGATCAGCGCGGCCAGGTCGGTGCCGTCGCCCCCACCGCCAACGCCGCCCCCGCCCCCGCCCCCGGACATTCCCGCGCCCAGCCCGGTCATAAACGGCTTGAGGAACGCGTTGATCGCGAACTTCGCCGCCAGTTCGACCAGGTCCTGCTCCATGCTCATGCACATCTTGTGGAAGCCTTCGCGGCCGGTGCCGGTGGCGCGCGCCATCTTCTCGGCCATCGACGTCATGCCGTCGCCGAGCTGCTTGGCCGCCTCGACGCCCGAGGACTTCTTATCCTCTTTTTTCTCCGCCTCCATCTCGCGCGTGATCTCTTCCTCGATCTCCGCGTAGGCGGCGCGGCCGGCATCGCCGAACGCGGCATACTCGGCCGCCAGCGCCTGCAGGCGAACGATCTCCGCTGCATGTTCGGCGTCCAGGTCCTTCAGCGCGGCCTGCTGGCTCAGGGTCCCGGCCAGCGCCTGCTGCTGCACCTGGGTCTCCACCAGCCCGGACTCGCGCTGCATGGCTGTGCGTTTCAGGTCGAGCGCCGCCAGCGCCGCATCCTGCTGCTTCTGTTTCTCGATCCCCGCCATCGAAGAGACATCGACGGCGGCCGGAGGCGCTTCGCGGGCCAGCTCCTGCATCTGGTGCAGCGCATCGATCGCGGCCTTCTGGCGCGCAGCCACCAGCGCGGCCACCGACTTATCGATCGGGACCGCAGCCGCCTGCACCGCCGCGGTACCTTTGCCGCCGTCGTCGTCCCCGGAAATGTTGAGCGCCGGTGCCTTTGGTGCTAGCTGCGCCAGCATCTCGGTGTCGTGCTCCATAACGGCACCGTGGCGGAGCATCATCGTATGATAAGTAGCCCGATCAGCCTCGTTTCCAGATTTGAGGGCAGCATCGTGAAGGGACTGTTCACGTAGATAATAGGCGGCCGCGGCGGCCTGCGACTGGCTATAGTATTCCTGCTGCACCGCGAGCTTCTGCTTCTCATATTCCTTCTTCGACACGAGGCCTTTGCTGTGTTTCGCGTCGAGTGCCACCGCCTGCGCCTGGGCAGCGTCGGCAGCTTTCTGCGCCGCCATAGCGGTTGGAACCAGGTTCGACTCACTGATCGCCGTCACGCTCTGCGGAACATATTGCTTGTAGTCTGTGGCTGTCTTTACGGTCCGGTAGCTACTGAAATTTTCCATACCGGCATTGCCGGACGCTACCATCAGTTGACGAAGTTTTTCAATACCTTTTTCAGCAGCGCTGGCCATATCGGTAAGTGCCGGGCTCAGTGCGCTGGTCAACGATAGAGCCAGCCCCTGAGTTGCTCCATCGAGCTTTACCTCGGCCGCATGCATCGCCTCCAACTTGGCGATACCGGCGGCATCCAGCACCAAGCCGAGCGATTCGGCCTCCGCCTTGAACTTTGCCAGCCCGGCGCTTCCCTGGTCGAGGATCGGGATCAGGTCCAGACCGGTCTTGCCCAGCAGTTGAGTGGCGATGGCCAGCTTCTGCGGACCGTCGGGCATCGTCTGAAATTTATCGGCGAGGATCTCCAGCATCCCGTAGAGATCGTTGGAGTGGGCGCGAACCTGCTCCACACTGATGCCGAGCAGGCCGAAGCTCTGGATCGCCGCTTTCTTGCCCTCTTCCGCATCCAGCATCTCGGTGGAAAGTTTCTTGCTCGCCCGCTGCAAGGATTCAAAGCTGACCCCGGTCACGTCGGAGACATACTTCAGCCCGGAGAGGGTCTCGGTGCCGATGCCGGTCTTCTGTGAGAGATGGCCAATCTCGACACCGAGGTCGACGCTGGTGCTAATCATCTGTTTCAGCTCGGAGATGGCCGCGCCGATACCCACCGAGATCCCGAGCGTGCCCAGCGCGTTCTGTATGCCGCCCAGCGCGGACGAGATCGACGAGCCCGAGCTCTTGGCCTCTTCGGCCGTCTGCTTAAGGTGGGCATCGACCATCTCCAGCGCCTTGGCTGCGCTGGCCCCATCGCCGGTGATCTGGATGACTACGCCCTTGGTTGCCATTTACCCCTCTGTCCCCGGTTCCATGGAGATACTGCCACGGAGCCGCCCGATCCGGCGAAACCGCCAAAATTCGGGGTCGCCCGGCCCACGGCAGCCTCCACAGCGCGCCGCTGGCGATCCGGTGGGGGGTAGCATCCCCAAAAACGGCCTACCGGCGCTTACCCCGGCTCGCCAGCAGCTTGGTCAGTCTCCGGTCTGCGGCCGCAACGTCGCCCAGGTCGCCCCGGCCACGTCCGTCGCCCACCAGATCCGCCGGGGTGATGGCGCGTCCGCCCGTCGCCTTGCGGCTGGCAACCAGCGCGTTGAGCTTTTTCAGGTCCGCCTGGATCCCGCCGGCGTCGGGGAGCTCCTCGCCCAGCAGCACGTCGGCGGTGAGGCGGGCCTCGGAGTACTGGGAGTTGAGCAGCATCGCCATCCACTCCCCCTCGCGGCGCCGGCGATCGCTGAGGACGCGGTCGTAGCCCTGGCGCGCCAGGTTGTACTCGCGCAGGGTGCTGGCCCAGAATTCAGTTGCGGTCTGGCCTAGTCCGCCACAGGCGAAGCGCTGCGCTTCGCGGAAGTCGAAGCCGGTTTTCTTTTTCCGGCCGGGCTTGGCGGCGGCGCCGGCGGGGCCTCGAGTTTTCCCGGCGGCGCCGGCGTTGAAATTGCGCCAGTGATCGCCATGACCAGCGCGTTGAAGATGGGCTCGAAGGTCCACGGGTGGATCAGCGCGGCGGCGTCTTCCTCGGTCAGCGTCTCGCCGGTGTCGGAGATCTCCGCCTGCAGGCCGGCCCACAGAAAGAAGCGCAGCGCGTCCGGATGTTTGAGCTTGACCTTGCGGTTGAGCCCCATGCCTTCCAGGATGTACAGCTCGCGGACGAAGCCGGCGCCGTAGCGCTGCACCAGCATCCAGGTGGCTGCCATGTCAAAGAAGAGAATGCGCGGGCGGTCGAGCGTGATGGCAATGGCGCCGCGGGCTGCGGAAATCTTCATGTAACCCTTTCAAAAACTCGGTGGTAAGTGATCAGTGGTAAGTGACCGGTGGTAAGTGATCAGTGGT